TGTTGGTGGCACGATTGCTCATGAAGAGCACTGCGGTGAAAAGCGATGATCACTGAGACGAGTGTGTGTCTAGGGCGCTTTGCGCAAACCCATCGCTGGACGAATTTCACCGAACTAGGGCGGCAGTTGTCAGCTGCACTTCAGTCGGGCCCGAAGAGGGGGAGAGATGGCGGTCATTCGTCGATCGCAACGACGCGCTCGAGATGAGTCCAATTAAGGACGGTCCCGAGCTCAGTGGCGCAGTCCAACAAATCGACAAACTCGGTGAGGTCGGCGTGGGTGAGCCCATACCGCAACATCAAGAAAGCGTAAGTGGACGCATCCGGCTCATGAGGGTGGGAGGCTCGTATGTGGTGGTCGTACTCCACGGGGGTAACCCCAGGAGATAAACGCTTGACACACTCAAGGTACTCACGCAGAAACGGGATGTGCGCGCAAGAAAGCTCCATGCCGAGGGCTACGCCCCGGGGATCATCCTTGCTACTGGAGGTGCTCCAGGGGAGGCGCGAAAGCACCCGCCCGAGCTTGGGGCCCCAAATGGTGCCCCCCTCAACCTGCCATGGAATGGTCTGGCAAAACTCGAGTTCACCGAGATTCTTGGCCTCAGCGAAGTCGGAGATGAAGCCAACTTCCAGCTCGCGAGCGTGGAAAGTCGCGGGCTCAACTGGGTGTCCCGAGATGACAGCCCAGTCGTCGCCGTTGCCGGCTATGTGTAGATGGCCGCGGCGAGGCTCCCCAAAAGCGTGGACCTTACCCGTGAGGTTCCTGAGAATTGAACTCACGGAGGTGGCGGAGGTTCCGGACCCCAGCTTATACTCGGTTGAGTAAACCACGTCTACCCTTTGTCCACGGCCCGCGAGCGTTTGGCTCCCGAGGCGGCAGAATTTATAGTCGGGGTTGTCGACTTTATCGGTGGTGAGACGCATCTCGTAGTCAAAGATGTCGCGGGTCCGTCGAGTTTCAAACTTGTTCTCGTCCCCGCAGTAAACGTAAGCACGTCCACAAACACCCGTGACGCAGGAAATAGCGTCGTCCAGCCAACCGCCAAAATTTTCGGCAGTTGCATCAGGCCCATTGACCCAGACCATGGGAGACTCAGTGCAAACGGAGAGCCGTTTGCGTATCATCTTGGCGTAGGTCCAGTCGTAAGGCCCGGTTGTCACCGTGTACGTGGGCTTGTAGGCCACGACCAGGCGTTCATCAATGTTGGGCGGCCCCGCAGCCGTGCACATCCCCGATTTTTCGACTTTTATCATCGCGGAGCCACGGAGATCGGAGCTGTTGAGGTCGCGATTGCGCAACTCCTCAATGGCATTGGTGAATTTGGTTCTTTGGTTCGCAGGGAACTTCTCGAGCCAAGCGGCTATGATCTCAGATGTGACCACAATCTCATCCACGTGGAACGCAGACAGGGCCGACCCACCCATGGCACCCAAATGGTAGAGGTGCTCCCAAAGGCCGTCTTTGGGGGTGGGCGTCTCTCGTCCGATGCGAACCGCGAAACCGTGGAGGAACGCGGGCACATCAGCCTCGGCGGTCGTAGGGACGAACGGGCCGAGGGCGACGAGAGACAGGTGCACCGAGCTCAAAGGCGGCGGTGGCCGCGTCTCTGGGAGAACGCGGACTTTAGTCTTCTTAGCCTGAGGAGGGACGGGCAGAGTCTTCCGGCCATAGACCGGATAAAACTGCGAGTCAGTACCAATGACGACAGGCTGAGCGACTGTGGAGGCGATCCCACCCTGCCGAAGCTGGTGGAAGGTGAGCGCCTCAGACGTCTGGTGGTTGTCCTCCATGCAACACGTTGCGAACCAATTGCGGGGATCGCAGGCGTGCCACCATCGCCAAAGGGCGACTGGTTTTCCAATGAGGGTGGAAGCGTGGAGGTCGAACAATGCGCCGTGAGTGGCGTTCATCCGTCCAAACGTGGCGGACTCTTCCTCCGCGCCTGATGTCATCGCGGCGGCAACCGCAACGAGCAAAACACGCGGAATGAGGTCCGGAGGATGGCCACCCGTCAACAAGTAACGCTTGCCCAGCTCCACAAGGGAGCGGAGGAGGGTAGGGGTGCGGGGACACCCGGTGGCCTTGGCCGACAAAATGCCAATGAGGTCGGTCGGAATGGCGACCATGCGCTGACCGTCGGAGTAGGCGTAAGGAACACCATACTTCAAGGTCATGCGCACAATCGGCTGGGAATGCGTCACACCCGATCCGTCGTTGTCGAGTCCCAAAGCGCGGAGAGCTGTGGAGTTTGGAATCTCCTGGTTAACTCGCGCAAGGTAGTCGGAAGCGACGTCATACTCGCAACGGATGTCGGCCCAACCCTGTGGGGTCGGGGGGTGACTACGCCCGGGGACCACCATGAATTCGTAAACATGGGAGTCAAAATGGGTGGAAATATGGTTCCACACGAGAGTGTTCTTGCCATCGCTCCAGTTGGGCCTACGGAGCCACCCGTTGGGAGGGTGGACGTAGCTGGATGGGTTGCCTTTAGCCATGGCTTGAAGATTCCCGTCGTCACGGACGTGGTACGCCATTTGCTTGAGGCAGAAATGACCAGAAGCGTCGAACAAGTGGTGAACGCTGGCGTAAGCGACACAACCCGGGGGCAAATGGGCGAGAAGGTCGGAAGGACTCACATAGTAAAGTGAGTGTTGGAACACCTGGACGTCGGACTCCAAGTGGGTGCAGCCTTGGTAAAGGCACCCGCAGTGACTGTAGTGACGACGGGCTGCAAGGAGGCGGCGAGAATCGCCAGCTTGCACGACAGGGATGAGGTGGTGGACCCCCGCAAAAGAAGAGCGGAGGCCCAAAACGTCGATAGCGGCGTGAAACCGCTCGGCATTCGATCCGACATCGACCACACTCAACGGGCGCCCTAGACTCAAAGACCGGGCGGCAATCTGCCGCACGATGTCGAGCTCCGCGAGCGCCCGGCCGGCGCCAAGCAGGGCATGGGGGTGCCGCTTGGAGCCTGAGGACCAAACCGGTAGTAGTCCGGCCTCCTTCCACAAATGGGCCTCATCGGATGTGGGCTTATGTGGGACGTGCACCGGGATCACGTCGCCATCTACCTCCTCAGATGGGAGAGGGAAGTAGGATGGTTTCGCTTTTCCGGGCACAGCCTCCGCGGCCAGGATGATGGCTTTGGAGGCGGCGACGAGTGCCCGCATGCGGAGGAGTTTTGGGTCCACCGCCTCGACAAGGGGTTTCGTCTTCATGGAGTCAGCCATGACTGCAAACCTAAAAATCACAAACACAGGCAAGCCAGG